AAGAATTTTTTACCTCTATGAGAACCCTTCAATAGACGAGAAAAGAAATCTTTAAATTTATCACCAACATCGTCTATGGAAATATTTCTTCCTTTCACATCAAACTTATCCAATACTTTTCCGATTCCTGCACCTTTATTTGTGCCTATCATTGTAAAGGTTTGTTTGTCCTTTACAATTACAGAATGTTGATCATATTTTTTACCCAACTCCATCATTTCTTTTTTCTTAATATTGGGAATAAACAAAGATTTTTCATTGACAAAACCATCTTCTTCTTGATATCCGCCTTTTAATTCTATGAAACCATACCCCTTTTCTCTGACTATTTCTTTGAGCTCTTTATAACGCTCAAGATTTTCTTTATCAGAAAACTCTTTCCTGAAAGGTGACATTACACCAAAATTTTCTGTTTTCTCTACATGAGTCATTATTCTTGATAGACTAGACTCTGCGATATATGTTTTAAACGATAACATTTTTCTAATTCTTTTTTTGTTTAATAAGAAGGAAGGAAATATAAGAGTATTTCCTTCCCAATTTATCAAAAATTATTTCTTCTCTACGAATTCATACAACTCAGATGCCTTCTTCTTAATGTCCTCAATGGTATAAGATTCAGGTTGAAGTTCTTTAAACAGTTTCATATTTGCATTACCTTGTTCCTTTGCAAGATCCCATGCATTGTAAACAAAGTCTTGATTACGTTGTTGTTGTTCTTGGAGATAACTTTGTGCCATCTCTAAGAGTTTGAATCGTAGTTCAAATGGATTAGACATATTGTCCTTTCTTTGTGTGTGTTGTGTGTGTTAATGGGGGAATTCTTCTGTTCCCAAGTGACCCCCCCCGAACCATAGTTCTAACTCGGCTATCTAATTATGCAGCAAGTGCATAAGAAGATGCAGATGTATAATCAGCGTTATTTGCGATTATTTTAGTTGCACTATTACAGTCGTTGCTCAACTGGGTATCTCCTTCGGTCTTTATTTCTATCAGTCGATCACCCATTTTCGCCCCCAACAACTATACAGTAAACATTTCTAATAATTCTAATAAAATAACTACTGCAACGATGAATAATGTCCACAATGCCAATCTACTTGTATCATTCATCTACTCCTATATGTTTGGTGGAGGCGGCCAGAATCGAACTGGCGTCCTGTCTAGTTTATTTCACCTCTATCATCAATACCATAAATATTTATATCATTCCTTCTGTCCAAAATGATATGCATCACAAACCGATTTTAATCGGCGAATATAATCAAGTGGATTAAAAACTCTCCAATCAATGTAAATATCTTCATCCATCATCGAATTATATTTTTTAGAATCAAAACGAATAAAAGAACATATTACTATTTTTTTGGGAATCAATCCATACAATTCGTATAACATCCGACTATAGGCTGTTCCCTGTAAAATATACGACAATAACCATTCTTCTTTTTTAATATAAGTTGCAGTTTTCCAATCGATTACTGCAAGTTCGCCTTCATAATCCGCAACCAAATCAGTAGTGCCTGCAATTTTCAAATCATCAGACCACATCCCCAATTCAATTCCACGAATATTATCTATCCTTTCATCTATTTGAGAGAGTCCTGCAAACACCAATTCTTTATGGTCTGACATTGCACCCTCAAGATAATTCTCATCACCACGTAAATATTTTTCAATTATATGATGGACACTAGTGCCACGTTTTGCAGCCTTATGAGTAATTTTATCAGCCTCCTCTTTCCCTACTCTCGCTCTCCACGCTTCAATATTAGATTTATTGATTATATGATATAGAACACTTGTAACAGAAGGATAGGTTCCTTTTGGTGCATGATACACTCTCTCTTCACCAGAATTGTCTTGTTCTAGAAGATCTCTTTTATTTTCTAGAAGGTCATAATTAAATTGTTTCATTATAAAAAACGGAGGGGCTTATTAGGCACCCTCCGTTATTATTCAAAAATTGTGTATGTTTAGAAAAAAGATACGGTCGCCTTTTTTTATGAAATTATCGCACATCAATAGTATTTCCCCTATGATGTTTTTTCATTTCTCTTAAGCGATCTCTAAATCCTTCATCCGGCTTTTTTCCTGCAAAACGCCAAGGATCACCAACTATTGGTGTGGCAAGTTTAAGTTTAACCTCACTTTCAGAACACTTAGGACATGGTTCTTCAGTGGGTCCGTTTCTTTCACTAATCTTCATGCACAATTCAAATTCATGTTCACAAGATGTACAATGGTAATCATAATATGGCATTATCTCTCCTACCTATATGTATGTTCATGATTTTAAATTTCCATTCTTGTCAATCCAATCACAGGGCCCAATAATACATTTCCACTTTTTCTTTCCAGTGGTTTTTTTCTTTGGTGTCACTTTAACAATCGGCTCTTTTTTAATTATATTCACCTCTTTGTGTGTATGAACAACTTCTCGTTTTCTAATCACACACTCTGGACATTCACCAGTTTTCATTATAATCCTACATCCTGCAGGCGCCAGACAGACTTCTTCTGTCACATATTCAACTCCAGCGAAAGATGTAGAACTTAAAATTAGGACAAACCATAATGTAGATATTAAGTATTTCATTTTTGCTCCTTTTTTAAGTTACATGTATATTATAACCTATTATAAGAAGAATGTCAAGTTTTTTCTATTTACTGTGTCGTTTTCGAGCTTTATAGAAAATATGTCTATCAATGGATGCAACTTTTTTATGTTGAGCACTCCATCTTGGATATTCGGGCATCCAATTTGCATGATAATGAGTAGCACCATCAGTTATATCAATAAGAATATCCTGTTGGTGTTTTCCCAATACAATTTTTGCAAGATCTTTTGAAGATTCCCATGTCCTGCCTGGATTGGGATTATCTCCACGGCCATCACAATACCATGAAAATTGACACATATCTCTTAGTGGTTCCCATGTTTCAGATTTTGCACTATAATAGTGTCTTCCTTCTTTAATTACCCCACATACTGAATTGGGATATTCTTTAGAAAGGATTCTATTAATTGTAACATTCGCTACTGCTAATTTTCCTGCCGTGCTCTCAACTCCTGCCTCAAAATAAATATTTTTTGCTAAACAATCAAGATCTTCAGATGTATATTTAATATTATCGAATCTAAGAGGTTTCCAATAGTGAGGTTTCTTTAATGAAACGTTACTATTAGTAGGAGTAGTGATGAGCAAAACAGTTAAAAAAGTAAGTAGGAAACTTACTACTTTTACCATACTCGTACCTTTGTTTGGTTATTCAAACACATATTCATTTTCAACCATTATACCAAGGTGTAAATGTATTTATACATTTTTAGTCTTCTATTTTCACTTCTTCTTCCTTTTCTTCAATATCTGGAAGAATGTCTGGCCATGTATCTTTAACCAATTTATAAGACAATCCCTTATAAGACAACTTTTGATCTTTAACCGCAATGAGAATTTTTGCATCTTCTGGATCAAGTCGTTCTAATAATTGAACAAACATAGATTCTCTTCGTAACATTGGAAGATCATGTGGACTAGGATCAGTATAATAATCTAATTTTTTAACTTCAAAGTGCAAAGATGCATCTGCTGAATTTTCATTCGGTACATATGGTGGAGCTCCCTTTGGAATTTTCCATTTTACGTCTGGATGATAATTCAACTGCAACAATGCTCGAGTTGCAAAATTTTCTCTGTCTTTAAGAATTTGTCGTTTTTCTTCTCTTGTTTTAGCCTTAGCAACTAATTCAAGAGTTTCAGCAAAATTAACTTCTGGCATTACATATCTCCTGTAAATTGTTTATCAGTCAATGCAATAGTTTCAGTCTTTATATATTCTCTATTTTCATGAGAAATATATTCTGACTCATCCATTCCACTTGTCCAAACTGCATTAATATCTGGATAAAATACCCCCACAGACCTCTTAGGAGTACCGTCAGGGTAATAAGCCATTGCAACACAGGTAGGAATCACTTTTTGTTCTTCGTGTTTTCCAGAAAACATACCAATCCAATCTCCTGTTTTCAAGTAATGTTCGCAATAACGAATATATGCTTTCTTGTGATCTATAATATTAGATGCTTTTTGTCTATCTTGAGGAAAAACATTTCTAGCTCTTGCTTGTGAATTAAGTGCAGATATTTGATCTTTAGTTTCCTTTATCCATTCTTTCACATTCTTAAAAGAATATCTATCATCATCTGAAAGTGCAAGTACTCCCTTATTGACATTCTTATACTCTGCTGGTTTGCGTTTCTTTCGCATTTCAATCATGCGTTGACGGAGAGCCTCACGTTGTTCTTCTGTAATCTTGCGAGTACGTTTAACCTTCATTGGTTTTCGTTCAACTTTCACTTTTTTTCTTGCCATTATGATTTTTTCTCCAAATTGGATTTTATCGTTGATAACATCATCTCCCACTGTTTTGCAGTAGTTTCAATGTCATAGTGCATATCAAAATATTGCTTCTGGAATGCAAGCCCACCTTGAACTGGAGCTTCCCAAAAGTTATCAATTGCATCCTTCAACACATATGCAAACTTTCTTGCGTGTTCAGTTTTGTCTTGTACAAAACCATACATCCATGCAAAATTCGCACATGTTTCTGGAAGGACTGCAAGATTCGGACACACAACAACACACCCTGCACTCATTGCTTCTATCACAGAAATACACCCTGTTTCTGGGTATATATTTGGATATGCGAGTATGTGTGTTTGTTGAAGTGCAGTACGAATTTCTTCATTAGAAACTGTTCCATGATAATTTACATTGGGAGTTTCCTTACATGCATTGTAAAGAGGTTCCCAATCTTTGTCTTGTGATTCCCATCCATATATCTTAAAACTTGAATATACATCCAATTCCACATTTTCCAATTTCATGGCTTTAAATGCACCAACTAGAACATCCAATCCACGATGAGGTGTAGAAATATATGCAAGTCGTATCGGGCCGTTTTTGGGTTTGGTATGTAAAGGAATTGGAACAATTGCGTTCTTTAGTACAACACTTTTTTCATACTCAATTCCCAAATCAAGATGATATTTCTCAAGTGCCCAATCAGAAGGAAAAACAAAACGCTCAAACTTTTCATGATAAGATTTATCTTTTAAAAATTGAACTTCGGGGTCTTGGGAAGTATCTTGAAACCAAAGAATTTTTGGTTTGTCCTCATACTCACGAACTCTGGAAAGTATAATCTGAAAGTAGTCCCAAAGGTCTTCAGGCACTCTCTCCTTGACTCTTTGATAAACTAACTCACTACCCCCCTTTGCATTCTTTGATTGTTCAACAACATCGCCAGTTGGAGGTGGGGGAAGTCCTTGTTCTTTTCTTTTCCGAATTTCTTTTATTTTAGAATCATCAAACTTCATCATACTCATTCTGGCCCTCCAATCTTATCAAGAGATTCAACTTTCTCTAATGCCTCCATAGCTTCTTTGTGGGATTTGTCTTCTTTTTTAAAGAAATTTTTGATACGTTCAATGAGGTTTTTTAACATAATTTTTCACTTTCTTTATTATAATTATAACAAATTATTGAGAGATTGTCAAGTTTTTAAATATATTAAAATGTAAAACTATATTGCTGTATACCATGTAATTTGTGTTTGAGAAATCCATCTACCCAAACTTCCACATCTTTCCCATTTTGTTGCATATCAACTGCAACATTTAATGCATCATTTAAATTGAATTTTACTACTTTGTTATCCTTTGTTTCAACCGAATATGTACTATGCAAGTTGGGGGTTTGCATGGAATCTCCTATGAGTAGAAACCTGTCCTACATATGTAATATGCATCTACAATATCAGAAACAGGATTAGTAATTGAAGTTGATCTAGGAGTTAATTCTTCCTTTAAACCAACTTTGGTTTCAGCTAAAAAAGTATCGTACATCAATTCTTTGTTCGCATTACCTTTCCCTGTAGCATGTTTCTTAACTACTGTAGGTGGAATTGTAACATATTTAAAATTCTCCTTTTGGAGTCGGCATTTAAGGACTCCCATATTTTCTGCGATATTAAAAACTCTTCCAGTTGCAGCATATGCATAATCTTCCAAATAAACACATTTAACTCTTCCATTGTACCATCGAATTACTTCAATTGTCCAATCAGCAAGTGCAATGTATCTTTCTATCTCACTTGAGTATTTAGGATATTCGTATGCGTTAAATACCTTGAATGTATCTTGTGATTTAGTTTGTTTAATATAATGAAATCTACAATCTTTAAATTTTATATTGTTATTAAGTACTTCTGCCACACATATTGCAGGGGAAGTTAAAGAATAATCTATTCCTACAACATATTCATTCGTAATCATCGTAGTATTCTGGTTCCATCAAAATTCCGCAGAACGCACAATGAAATGCTGATTCTGCGGATTGTATATCATCTGAATCGTGAATCATGATATATGTTGCATTACAGTTATTACATTCTACATCTAATTCGACTTCCATTTCTCTCCAATTAAAGGTCTACAATTTCACACCCATCAGCGGAACACGCTAACTCTTGTGACGCTACTGTATAATCCTGCTGTTCGTATTTCGATAACTCTGACCAATCCACATCTTGTGGAATCTTTTTAAATAATCCTTTAAATTCTTCTTTTGTACAATCTTGATATGGTGCTTGTCTGTATGTATGATCACTAAAAGGTAAAAATGAAATTCCACTAATTGTATCAAAATTATCCCATACCCAATTTCCTACACCCATCCATTCATTTTCTTTAACTGAAACTGTAATAGATGGTTTGTGTTCACACCAATGTTTCTGATATATTGACCATAATTCTAATTGTTCTATCGCTGACATATCTTGTCTACAAATTGCATCTTTGGGACTTTCCATTGGAAATGAAAATACTGTAGTATGTTTTGGTTTAGTGACATCTGGTTCATTAGGAAATCCAGCGTCTTTCATCATTTTGCAAAGAGGATCTTTATTATCAGCTCTTACTGTCCGAATATAATAGGGATTGTGACGAGCATGAATTCCACTTGCAGAGTCAACAAGCTGAGACACAGTGCCACTAGGCTTGACACAAGTAATAGCTGCACTACGAAAGATACCCAACTTATCTGACCACTCTTTATTCGTTTCCACGGCCACATTTTTTAAATCCTCCAATAATTGTTCCAATCCTTTTTTTCTTCCATTTGTAAATTTATTGTCCAATATGCCGGTGAGTGAAACTCCAAGAAGTCGTTCTTCTGTACAATTTCTTTCCCACTCTTTTGTTAGATATCTAAAATTGGTAAGAGTGGATTGAAAGGTGCCAAGGATTGTTGCAATCCTGACTTTCTTAGAAAGAGATTCGGGAGTGTCCCATCCTCTGACAACGCATTCTGACAAATTACAGAATTCTCTGCTTCTAAGAATGATTTCAGAACAGGGGTTAGTTCCAAAGTCATCTCTTGGTTCTCTTCGTCTAATGAATTTTCCGTTTCCATCTGATTCTTTCTCATTTAATTGTTCAACAGTTCTTTTGGCCGACATACTGTTATAGATTCCTCGTTCCCCCGATTTAGAATCGTAGAGGGATAACCACTCTCGCATGAAAGTGCCAACATCTGGTTTTTCTTTATAACTAACTGAATTGTTTGCGAGTGCTCGTTGTACGTTATGTTCCCACCATTGTCCAGATTTTGCAAATCGCATTTCTCTGTCATTAAGATCACTGAGAGAAATGAGAGCACTCCTACGAACACCCCCAACAACAACAATTTCTGCAATTTTACATACGAGATCATGCGCTTCAATCGATTTAAGTTTTCTTCCCGCTGCATCTTGAAATACCTTTGTTGCAAAGTGAAATAGATCATCCAATGGTTCTGGGCCAGATGCACGACCACCAAATGTTTTTAGGGGTTTACCTGCTTCTCGAACCTTGGAAAGATCCCATTTTGGAATCTGTCCTGTCCACAACAAACTAAGCAATTCCTTGAGTGATTTTGCCCAACCAAGTTTAGAATCTGCAACAACAATGGTTGTGTCTGTTTCGTGAAACTCTTCTGCGATAACTGGTAATTGTGTAACGTATTCTTCTTCTACTGAGAAACCGACGCCTGTATTATGTGCAACATTTCCATTAGCAAGAACATAATTATGATTTTTTGGAATTGTCATATCCCAATACATAGTCCCTTCTGATTCAACAATTTTTCTACTTACTAATTTCATTGAGTTTCCTTTTCTTTTTAGAATTTTTTATTTTAGTTATAGTTTCATCAGAATGTTTTTTATTATAAAATGGATTGTCCTTACCACTTTTTATATTAGAAGGCAATCTTCCTCGTTTCCATTCGTCTGTTGGTTCGGCATTTGAAGGAAATTGTTTTTCTATAATTCCATTATTATAAGTTCTATAACCACTATTTCC